ACCAATGCAAGTTGGGCATACATACCATCCAGATGATGGTGGATCGCCCAGAACTTGTGGTGTAGGGGCTATGTAAAAAATAACCGATGGATCATCAATTGCGCTTGAACTAATGTGCCAAAGGTCCAAGCTGTCACTCCACATATTATACAATGCTGTAGTTCCATCAGAATCATACATTGTGTAGGCTGTATTGCCGTCTATGCTAGTTCCATTGGCAACATAAAGACCGTTTACTTCAGTTGTTCCGGCACTGTATACATAATAGCCACCACCAACTGTTGAGACTATCTGATTAAGTCCAATGGGCCGTGGCTCACCTACAGTAATGTATCGAGGCCAGCTTGGGCTTGCATTAAAGATCTCGGAGAATCGTCGATTAATAAAATGACTCAGTTGATCCTGCTCACCAGTGGATAGTTCTCCACCAGTTCCAATAAGTGCAGATGCAAGTTTGAATAATTCTCCGTAGGTTCTGGTCTGCATTATATTTTGTTCGGGCTAAGTTCTGGAAACTTCTTATTGTAGTACTTTAAAAATTCTTTAGAATGCACAGTCTCTTGACCGTACTTCTTTACCAGTCGAAAAAATTCTCGTGCTGGCATTGTGGCAACTGGCCGTCCCAAGGTGGGATGAATAGTGCCTTTCAGTTGATGAGCCTCCTTGGCTGCTTGTTGGTAGCGGTCCTTCTCGGTCGCTCGTTCCAAATGGAGACCCTCTTGGATCTCCTGCATTAGGGCGCGATCAATCTCCTCATCGGAGTAAGTCTTTGAATTAGGAGTAATAATATCCATAAGTAAAAAAAAAGGCAGGGGGGCTTTCGCCCCCCAACCAGAATTATTTAGCTTGTGCTGACAATCTTGCCGTGAGCACCAGGGTGGTAAACACCGAGGGTCAAAGCGCAATCAACGAAGCCACGGTCGCCGCCACCAAGATTTGGAAGACGAGTGCTGCCCATAGGGATGAGTTCGTGAACACCGTAGTATTCAGGATTCACCAAGTAGCCAGCCATTCCAGCAGTACCAGCTTGTGTTGGCATACAGTCAGGGTTAGCGTTGACAACAGATACGATACCGTGATCGCTTTGATACAGATCAACGGAAAGCTTGATAGTGCCGCTTTCGCCATTGTAGTTCACTGCACGAACTGAGTCACCCGATACGCCACCGATGCGAGCGAAGTCGCTGATGTCTTGACGGAGTGCTGTATCAGCAACAAGCATAAGGTTGTTGGATGTACCAGTAACCTTGAAGATCGAAGAGATAAGAGAGTTCAATTCGCTTTCTGCGAAATTGCCATCAGTTACGTCAGCGATGCTTGCAGCTGGAGTTTGGAATGTAGCAGGAACGTTACCCGAACCAGCAGCATTTTGAATCCAGTCACCAAGACCACCCAGGCGATTAACTACACCAGCACCGTCTTCGGTTGTCTGAGTGTTAGCTGAAGCAAGACTTGCTTCGATGTCGCGCTTGAGTTCACGAAGTGCTTTAGCTTCTGCTTGAGCAATCTTAGCTGGTCCAACGGAATCGACTGCTTCTTGCAGATCGGAAACCATATAGTCCCGGCGGAACTTTTGAACGCGATTGCCGAGGCGAGCGCGGCCAGCGAATTGGTCAGTGAATGCTGTAACGTCAGCACCTTCAGCGATACCAGCAGTGCTGGGAGCCGAGAGAGAGTCAACAGTCCACTCAACCTTAGTTGCGGATGCGCCCTTTTTGTTAGCAGAAGAAAGAATAGGTGTTTCTTCTGGTGCGAGAATTGTCAAGACATCAGTGAGGTCTTCACGATTGGAAACACCGGAACCGGTATTTGTAGTATCGAATGTATTTGAGAATGCCATAATTAGTTATGTATTTGTATAGTTGTTAATGAATAGATTAGTGGCGTGATGCCATTTTGTGTTTTCTGAGATTAGCGAAATCGTTTGCGCTACCCGTTTCCTTGAACCTGGCTTCTAATTCTTTTAGTGCCTTGGCTGTTCTTCCAATTCCCTTTTCGGGTTTGGATGCAGATGGACTGGCTGATTTGGGAGGATTTAATACTGCTGATGTCTTACGCTCAGTAACGGGCTTACGTCCGTAAATACTGTTAGTAGCGTGAGCGAACCAATAATCCAATTGTGCAGCTACTTCCGGTGCTTCCCGCTTAACAACCTTTTTGAGTTGCTTAAAACGTGCATCACCTACGGTGGCTTCAAATTGTTTTCGTAAGTCATTGTCCTCACCTTCCAACCAAGTCAGTTCTTTTCTGGCACGTTCTGAGAAAGAATCAGCAAGCTGCTCTCCTTCGATCTGTGCCTGAACCTTGTTGAGTTGATCCGGGAGAAAAGTTTTCTGTGCTTTACGGGCTTTCAATAAAGCCTGTCGCACGTCCTTCTTTGTCCACTCCTTACCTTCGATTTCGGTTACTATGTCATCAGCGGAATAGCCATCACTCTCAAACAGAATATCCTCAGCCCACTCAACAACTTGATCGACTTCCCCTGCTTTGGCCTGTAACTTCTCGACAGAATCGAGGTTACTGTAGGGGTTATTTTCAACCTTCTTTGTTTCTAATGGGTTTGGTTTTTCCTTGAGTTGAGCTTCTAAACTAGCAAGACGTTCTTCGGCAGCTTTGCGCTTAGCAGTCAATTCACCGAATCGAGCTACAGCACGGCTACCTAGCTTGTCAGCTAGTTCCCGCAAATCCTCCTCGGACATATCGTCCAAGTCCAACTGTGAAAGAACATTGTCGGATTCCTCAGTCTCCTCAGTAGCTTCCTCGGTATCAACTGATTCTTCAGCTTCCTCCTCAGTTACTTCTTCAGTTTCCTGCTCATCGGTTCCTTCGGCCTCTTCCTCCTGTGGCTCTTCAGCCTCAGGGTTCAGTTGCCCAATTCTCCGCATTGCGAAATCCTCAACGGATAAGTTATTATTTGCCACTGAACTTTGGTCTGCCTCAGCGTTAGCAGTTTCGATTTCATCTGTCATATTATTACCACTCATTAACGCCGAGCGAGGGCGATGTGGGCATTATAACATATGGGTTACATTCGATCCGAATGCTTTAAGCGTAGCTTATCCCATCCTGACATTTGAAGTATTTGATCATAGGTAATGATTCGACCAGAAATCTGCTGGATAGTCTCACTGGATGATTCGTGCATTTCGCTGATGGTCTCCTCCCGGAGTTCGTGAACCATCTTAATAAACCGAGCAAAGGATTCATAGCTATGCAAGCTATTGATGTCATCTTGTATATTCATATTAGTTAGCTGCTGAACGCATTAAACCGACTGTCCGTGGACCACGGGACTTAATTTGCTTGAACCACTCGCTGTCAACCATTTCGTCTGCTGCTACGCTGTAGTCATTCGCTTCTAGACCTTCACGCATTTTTTTGAACTTATTGAGTTTAGTAAGGCCAAGGTTAAATGACATATCGACAATTGCCTTCTTTACTGGCTCAGGTCGCTTAGCAAATCCCTTGTCAAACTTTTGAGCATCATTGAAGGCTTGGGTTAGACTATGATTGTACAGGGTTTTGATTTCCTTGTCACTCAGTTCTTTACCCTTAAAGAGTTCATTGATATTGATACCCTCCTTCTTCAGAATCTTTCGATTGCCGGCATCCTCTAAATTGAAGCCAACACCAATGGTTCTGTGACCCTTGCTGTCCTTGTATACCTTTGGTTTGACACCCTCATTGAGGGCAATCATATCGTAGTATTCCTGTGCTCGTAGATCCTTTGCTCGTTTGTTTGCGTATTGATCAGGTGTCATATGTAAGTGGGTTGCCGCCAAAGCCATCTGCCCTATAAGCAGTAATAGCCCGGCAAGTCTCAATTTATAAGTTCTGTGTATCGATTTCACCCATTTGAGCGGGGGCTGTACCCACGCGACCAATCTGAGCGTTCTGTGCTTGCTGCATCTGGAAGGTGTACTGACCTACGTACTTCTGTAGTCGAGCGGCAAACGCTTGGTCCGTCTGAGCACGTTGTGCTACATCTGGCTGCTGAGTGTACTGCTGGATTACCTGTAGTGCAATCTGTGCTCCCGCTGGACGTGCTGGCATCTCGATACCCGCAAAGATCTTAGCTAAGTCATCAGTGACCTGTTTGACCACTTCCTCCTGCGCTGTCTCTACTGGCTGTAGGATGGCATCCGCCATCACTGGGTCAATGCTAGTTGCAATGACATCAAGTAAGGCATCTACGTTTAGACGGTTGTTGGAGTTCAACTGATTTAGTGCTACGAATTGCTGGGTCTTTGCCTCGACAGTCTTCGGGTCAGTATTCTGCACATCGAAGTTAATCATAATGTCAAAGTTCTCTTCAGCACTACCCTTATCGAAGTTCTGAGGATCAGGGATACCGGTAACTCTAAAGAAGATTTCATCAGGTCCAAAGCGTTGGAAGCACTTGAATGCCATACGCAGAACCTCTGCTGTGTGGCTAAGGAACTTATCAACAAGGAACTGCTGACGAATCTGGCTGATTGCTCCCTCGTCATCAAGTCCTACTAGGCGGTCAGCTAGGTCAAGCAATGTTGACTCCATTTCGATTGAGCCAGTAGGAGGTGGAGGTGTAGGCGCAAAGTCCAAGTCACCTTTACGACGATAAGGAATCATACGACCTGGACCCCAATCAGTAGGTGCTTGACCAACTGGGTGCAGGATAGGAGGCAGAGTAGATAGGCTGTTCCGGTCAGTGCGCGAATCACGCTCAATCTTGACTTGGTTCTGTAGACCACGTAGCAAAGAAGGAACAGTTGCTGTGTCATAAAGTCGCTTGCTATCTTCTGATAGCTTTGTGACGACTACAGGATAATCTTCGTAGCCATTAAGCAGCTCATACTTAGCATAGCCAGGTGTCACTTCATCACCACTGAACTCACGATGGAATACTGTGCAGTAAATACCTTCAGCACCGTCCTCTTGGTCAATAAGTCTTTGGTATCCATAGCAGATCTCAATAAGCTCATTGGCTTCATAAGCACTATCAGTAAGGCTGATACTGCGACGGCCTTCTTGCTCGCGCTCAACGGAATCAATATTAACGCCTCGATATTTCTCAATGACGTGGTCAACGAAGTCCTGGTCCCATCCATCTGTTGTAACCTTGTTTTCAAGTTCTTGTGCTGTATAAAAAGTTCTCCAGAAGCAGTAAGGTGAACGCTGTGGATCAGTTACGTACGGAGGAAAGAAGAAGTCCCCATCCGGTGCAAGGGTCTTGACTTCGGGTGCATTCACCTGCCTACGTACAACGGGCAGCTCAGCTACGCCGTCTTTGCGTAAAGCCTTGAGTGCCTTTCTTGCACGTTTTGTGGTTGTTCCTTCAAAGGTAGCTTGTAGCAGGGCAATCAACTCATCGTCGTCATTCCCTTCTTGAATAGCAACTGCTACATCCGGGCTGACTTGCGCAATCTGATTAATATCAAGTTCCTGAAGGAACCGTCGATCCTCACGATGCCATCCGACATACGTGATCAGTATACCCCGCTCAAGCAAATAGTTAGCACCGAGTTCCATCTCGCGGTAGAAGCGTGGGATATATCCCGA